TATTATTTTACAAAAAGCATCCCAAACAGTTTTATCGTTAGTTATTTTTTTAATTGCTATTATGTGTTCCACGTAACTTCCTGTCATTATCTACTCATTAATCCTGTACTACTAGGTGCTGTAACTAAGCCGCCTCTAGAAAATCTAGCTACTACTTGATAAGCATCTATATCTAATTTACTTATATCTATAAATTTAGAGGCTTGAAGCTTTCTGGTTTTAAGTCCTTCTTTTGTTAAAAAGTTTGTTGGATCTAAATACTCTTTATCAGTACTACTTAAAGGAAAATTACCGATTTCAACTTTAGATTTAAATTCATTTTTAAATTTATTTAATGCTTTATTAACGGCATCGTCGTAAATATCTTGAATATATTGAAACATCTCAGGATCTCCTCTTCCAAAAAACTCTCTAGCGTGGTCCATTAAATCAGAACTAGGTATAACTATTTTATCTACGTTATTTTTTTTAGCGTGAACTATAGATGCTTGTAATAATTTTTCTACGTAATCAGATATGCCTGAAACAGGTACTTTTCTATCTACATTTTGGGGGTCTATAACTATAGTACCAAAATAATCTTCATCACCTATTATTCTTTTAGTAAACTCTATATCCATTTCAAGGGCTTGCTTCTTCTTTTCTGCACCTTCACGCACGGGTATCATTTCATCTCTTACTAAAGAATCTATGTTCTTCGGTGATCTAGGATCTGCAAATAAAGGTTTAGACGGTTTAGTAGTACGAATTTCTGCTCCTATAGTTTCAGTGTATTTAGAATTAGTAATAGGATTATAGAAGTCTACTTCATATTGCACTACACCTTTTCTATATAATAATTTCTGTCTTTCGTAAGAAACATTTTTACCTTTTTTAACGAGTATTGTATCTGTTCCAGGTTCAATTACATCTTCAGAAAATTTAGGGTAGTTTTTATTGTAAGACTCTCTAGTAGGATGAAATCCTGCATTTTGCCTTGCTTTTTCTGCGAAGTCCTTAAAAAGATCAGGCCTAACAACTTCTGTGGCACGAGATCTTGGCTCATCTTTAGAGAAAGCAATAGGATCTCTTGGACCTCGATTAGGTAATTGACTTGAACGATAAGGAATTGCCTCGTAAGAGGGTAAACCTCTAAATGCGTCTGTTTGCAATTCTTCTATAAGAAGAACTTTTTCACCACCCTCAACAAATTCTATTATAGAACCTCTCGCGTGAGCTAAGGTATTTTCATAAAAGTGTGCTGGTCTACTAGTTCGACCTAAGTTACCTTTAATAAAATCCATTTTACGGTCATAGCTTCCTAAGCGTTCTGTAGAAGAAGAACCCTTAGAAAAATTAGGAGAAACATCTAACATAATCTCAAAATACTGTAAAGGATATATTTGATCACCACCAGTATCATTATATTTCAAGTCTATTAAATTAGTACTATACATATCTGATTCAGGATCAAACTGTCTTTGATAAGTTGAAAACTTTGTAGAACGTGTGCCTGGGTAAGCAATATCATCCACATAAACATTAGCTGATACACGTATACCTGACTTATCTATTATATCTTTTAAGTCTGCTTCCGTGTAAAACTCATCAGGTTTTATTCTGTTTTCAAAACCTATAAAGTTTAATTCTGCTTGTTTAACTTCTGCTGTTTCAAATCTTTTTAATAACTCACGACCCCTAATACCTTTTTCTCCTGGACGGTTTTTAGATGTTCTTTGAAAGATTTCATCTATTGTATTATCTATTGTACTATAAAAAGATACTAATTCTCTAGGACGTGTTCCGATTGGATCAGCTATGTAATTACCGTAGGCATCATTAAAAGTTGTTAAACTCTCCATTTGCTCGTCTACTTTAGCCATTCCCTCAAGAGGAACAAAAAATTCATCTTCGTCTGGATCAAAAACTTCAACTTCTTCATTTAAACGACTTCTTAACTTATCTGTGTAAGCTCTTTCTCTTCGTTTTAATTCAGTAGAACCTTTATAGAGTTCTGTTTCTATTTGTTTAGGAGTTTGATCTACACTCATAAATGCAGGATTAGTTAATCTTTTTTCGGCTTGCTTAGTTTTTGGCTTAGCTTTAGATCTATCTATATTAGCTTCTACTTTTAGTACCTCTTCTGGAGATTGAAAGGTTCTATTTTTAAGTTCTGGGTAAGTAGATTTATAAACTGAACCACCTAAATCCGTTAAATCTTCTGGTCCAGGATCTGCATTAGAACCTAGTATGCTTTTAACGGCTTTATATATAGCTCTTGAAGCACCACTCATTATTGTATATTCCCACTAAAACCTTGTTCACCTGGAGCGGCAGCCCCACCTATACCTATGTTAGCACCGCCACCGCCAGACATATCTGCAGGAGATTGTGGAGGCTGACCTGCAGGTGCAGCAGCACCAGGACCAGGAGTAGCTGGAGGTCCACCTTCTGGAGCAGGAGCAGCAGCTTCAGGTGGAGCAGTAAAGCCTTTAAGTATTTCAGCTTGCACTGCAGCATCAGCTAAGGAGTTCGTTAGTTTATCGGGATCTAAGTCCATACTAATAGCGATCTCTCTAAGTATGTAATCCATCTTAGCGAAAGGAGCTAGTGTTGGATTCTGTGCTACCTGTAAGAACTGCATCAATCTTTGACTACGCACTTCGTTAGCCATCAATGATTCAGTACCTTGTGCTTTAACGTCTAAGTCACCTTTTATCTCTGGGTCATAGTCGAACTGCATATTAAAGTTAAAGAATGCTTTACCTAATGGGTTAATTAAGTAATCATCTACATTCTTTATAACAGTTCGTATAGAACCATTAGCTGCAGACATAAGCATAGAAATACCTGAAGCGGTTCGTCCTACACCAGAGACACCTGTTTGACCGTGTGCGAAAGAAGGAAACCCTGTACTCTCATCAGCTAATACTCTAGCTTTATCAAATAGTTGCATATTCTCTTGCGCTACGTTAGGAAACTTAGTGCCAAAGATAGCTTGACCTGGCGCACCCCCTTGCCTACGGAATGTCTTACCTGGATATACACTTAGGTCTTGCCCAGGTACTAAGTTAGTTTCATCTACTTCTATAATTAAGTTACCTGACAACGCAGCATTATCAATAGCCATACGCATAAAGCCATTCATCAAAGTCTGTGTGTCATCCATATTTTCAGCTATACCTACACCGAAGAAACTATACGGAGATACTTCATACGGTACAGCGTAGTACGGAATGTAAGAAGGTTTGAATGGGTTCATAACTAATCGTAATACTTCGTTGTTACATATCCATATGTTTACGTTTAGTTGTTCTGCGTCTTTTAACTCTTTAGGTATATCTATATCGTGTTCTTCTAATATTTCCCTGTCTACGAAACCCCAGAACTCTAGTACTTCGTAGCGTTCAGCTTGTGAACCGTGTTCAGACTCTTCCATAGTTTGTTCCCACCACTTTTTAGTGTAGGACTCACCCATACTTAAAGACATATCTATAGCATTTTTACGGAAAAAGGGTCTATCTTTTAATGCTCTCATTTGTGAGCGAGACATCTTGTGTCTCTCAACTACGTACTCAGCTTCATCCATGTTAGCTGCATCAGGATCAGGGTAGAAGTTCCATATAGATACGTTACTAGTTGAAGGTACAGTTTTAATTGTAGGGTTATACTCACCATCATCATCCCAGTTAGCGTACTCTTTAGATACAGCAAATGGACCTTTCATAATACCTGTACCGAAAAGAGCTAACTCAAATGCTGCTAACCTTAATTGTTTATTAGCACCTGACTCTTCTAGTTGATCGTGTATTTTCTTTTGCATCTTCTTAGCTGCAATCATTGCAGGGTGAAAAGTAATACTGGTGCTGGTAGTACCTGGACCTTCAATTAGCTTTTCTTCTACAGGAGAAAGTTTATCTTCTAATCCCCCTAAACGATCCCTAATAGTTTCAAGAGTATCTCCAGGTTGTAATTCATTCTCAGGAGAAAAAGTAGGTTTATTAAATGCTTTCTTTATTTCATCCATACCTTGTTCAGCATTAGGATCAGCATTAAAATGTACTGACTCAGCTACACCTTCAGGTAATGTTGTAGGATCTACGCTAAGAGGAAATTTATTATTACCGAATAGTACCTCTACGACCTGACCGTATGCTGCAAGTGTTTTAGTTTTAGTTACTTTAACGAATACACGAGAACGTTCTGTATCAGTAAATTGTACATCAGGACCATACAAACCTCTATAGTTTCTATATGATTGTAACCAACGTGTTTCATCATTTTGTCTAGCGTCTTCAGCTTTACTAAATCTTCCTTCAACAAAATTCGCTATTCTGCCTACAGAGGAGTCTAACTCATCTTCAATGCTTTTTTTATCTTCAATGAAGGAGGACTCGTCAGATTCAATGTTATAGTCTAGTTCATCTTCAGCCATATTTTAGTATCCAAATGTTGTATCTGACGCTTGAAAGCCAGATCGTTGTGTCGCAGGATTAAAATCCCATAGTGAACTTCTAGGTCTTGTCATAACACCGTAACGTAAAGCATCATATAAGTGGTCTTCTGCGTGTGTATCTACGTCTTCAGGGTTACGTTTATCTAAAGGTAAGCTAGGTACTTGCGCTATTGTATTAGTACAAGTAGAGAAAAATACTAACCTAGGCTCCTCTGTAAACTCATCTACTTGTAATCTTCTATGTATTTCGTTTTTACCTGATACACGAGATCCTTTTGATCTATCAGAGGGTCGCCACCTACAACCTTTCATATTCATTTGTTCAGCTAAGCTTGGACCTGTATCACCTCTGTTGTGCCATAGTGAAGAGTCTAACACACCATATCTAATTGTACCATCTTCTTGTTCTGCGTCAAGTATCATATCAGCTAAGTCTGTAGCTGTCACTTTAGTTACGTACATCTCCCTATACACAACAAGTTGTTCTGCAGGAGTTACAGCTAACCAAACTACACCTGTCCAGCTACCGTACCCGTAGTCACACGCTCTAAATCTAGTCCAATTCTTAGGTATACTGTATGGATCTACTACGTGTATGTTACGATTAAACTCAGGGAAAGCTGCACCTTCATTAACATCCCAGTTACCTTCTAGTAATTGCTTACGTTGGTGTTCAGGTAACGAAAGAAGCATCGCTTCGTAGTCACCACCCTCTGATAAGTAAGGATTATCGAATAAACTAGCAGGTATAAATCTACGTTTAAATAAAGGCTGTCCTTCACGGCTGTGACCTTTAGGGTATACTATAGTGTCTCCTGATTCTATATCTGTAGCCCAAAAAGATTCCTTAGAAGGGCTAGGATCTATAAACATCTTTTTAACCCATTGGTGACCTGCTCCCCCTGGGTTAGTTGTAGCTCTCATGTATAAACCTAGCTCATCAGAGTATGCACTCCTAAGTCTAGATCTCATATAATTCCAAGCGTAAGGAGAACTCCATTGTGTAAGTTCGTCAAAACCAATCCAATTGAAAGCCTGACCTTGATAACGCATGACATCCATGTCTTTATCGAGGTAAGACATCCAGAGCCTACCCCCTCTAGGGGAAACCCATTGGCTTTTTCTTTCAGACCACTTAATGCCTGGAATTGCTTTAGGGTATAGCTCTTGGCTTTTCTGTATAAGTTCACGTAGTTCCTCAGTCGTATGTCGTACTAATAACCCACTAAAGTTAGGGTTGTTTAAGCCGTGTAACGGGTCAGCTAACATAGCGTAGGATTTACCACCACCTGCTGCACCGCCATATAGTACTTCTCGCTCAGAAGAAGAAAGAAAATCTGTTTGTGGCCCAGCATTAGGAGAAAACACAATGTTCTGCATCTCTTCTACAGGTATATCTGGTGCTACAGGTGTAGCTGCTACTACTTTAGGTTGTTCTTTCTCTATTGGAGTAACTTCCGACACCTTCTTCTTCGAGCTTCTGGATCTCCTCGAGCGTTTCTTTGAGCCTTCTGGCAAGTTCGCGCTTAATTTTAGCTGATCTCTTACGTTTTTGCTCAACTTTTATTCGCTTTCTTAAACCTTCACTTGAAATGTAGCGTTCTGTTTGTTTATTTAACCAAATAGCTACATCTTTATAAGTATATTGTTTTAAATGGCGTTTAGCAAGTTCTAATGCTTCTAATTCAATAAATACAGGCTGTAAAAGTTTGTCGTTTTCTTTATCTATCTCGTATCCGAAAGGTACAGTGCGGCTAACACGAGCTATAGTGTGCCATTCACGTTCTTTACCTCTATCTGGCTTAGGTAACTCCCAATAACCTAGTCCGTTATATCCTTTACGCATACTGTATTACTGTTTTTATCTTCTTTTAGCTGTTTTTGTGCGTGGAAAAGATCTATTAGATGCTTTAGTAGACATTTTAAGGTTTTTACGGTTGTTATTCATAGGGTTATTGTTTTTATGAGCTACATCTTTACCGTCATTCTTTTTAGCTACTCCACCAGCTACCATTTTAGCCCTAGCTGAGTTGCGAGATGCACGTTTCTTTATTTGTGCTGGCTTACCTTGGTAGTTTTTGTATTCTTTTTTGTAATTTCTATTCATTATTCGTTTGTACCTTCTTTAGGTGGCAAATAAAACACACCACTAGAAGTTTGAATATCAACTTTATCTGTTTTAATGAGACCTGCACGATCTAAAACGTCTTTAGCTGCTACCATTTTCTCTTTTATGCCTAGCTCAGTAGGGTCATTCATAACGTTACCTAAAGCAAACGC